AACGTTTACAAAGACCCGAATATATCACAGGTGTTAAAAGTCCAGTTATTATTTCTGAAATTGTAAATACTACAGGTCAAACAGAAGGATTGCCACAAGGAAATATGTCAGGTCATGGTATGAGTGTATCAAGTGGCAGAAGTGGTACATATTTTTGTGAAGAACATGGTTATATTATTGGTATTATGTCAGTTATGCCAAAAACCGCATATCAACAAGGTATCCCTAAAACATTCCTGAAAAATGATACTTTAGATTACTATTGGCCATCATTTGCTAATATTGGCGAACAACCTGTACAAAATCAAGAAATATATGCATTTACAAACGATGCAACAGATACTTTTGGTTATGTACCAAGATATTCAGAATATAAATACATGCCATCACGTGTAGCAGGAGATTTTAGAACTACATTAGATTATTGGCATCTAGGAAGAATTTTTGCAGAATCACCTCAATTAAATGAAGTATTTGTACAATGCGACCCAACAAAACGAATATTTGCAGTAGATGATCCAGCAGGTGATTCATTATATTGTCATGTATTAAATAAAATCAAAGCTATTAGACCAATGCCAAAATATGGTACTCCAATGTTTTAATTATGAGTTCTCGTTGTATAACTCCTTTTTATAAAAAAGAGCCAATTAGAGGACAATACATGCCTTTACCATGTGGTAAATGCCCCCCATGTAAAAAAAGAAGAACATCAGGATGGTCTTTTAGATTAATAAAAGAAGGAGAGCGGAGTATATCCGCTCTCTTTATAACATTAACATATGATACTCAATATGTACCAATTACAAAAAATGGATTTATGAATCTTGATTTACAAGATTTACAAAAGTTTTTTAAACGATTAAGAAAACGTACAAATGAAAAAATTAAATATTATGCAGTTGGGGAATATGGAAGTAAAAAAAAGCGACCACATTATCATATCATTCTTTTTAACTCTAATAAAGAACATATTATCGATTCTTGGACTATTAATAATAAGCCTATTGGTTCTGTGTATATTGGTGATGTTAGTTCTGCCAGTATCGGTTATACGTTAAAATATATGTGCAAAGAATCAAAAATACCAATGCATCAAAATGATGATAGAAAAAAGGAATTCAGTGTAATGTCTAAAGGTTTAGGTAAAAATTATATGACAAAACAAATGATTCAATGGCACAAAAACGATTTATTAAATAGAATGTATGTGCCAATTGAAGATGGTAAAAAGATAGCAATGCCACGATATTTTAAAGATAAAATATATACAGAAATAGAAAAGGATAAAATTAATGAACACATGGTTAAAATTGGTGAATTAGAAGATGAAAAATTGTTACAATTTTATGGCTCAGAATATGAAAAGGAAAGAATATTAATGGAACAAGGTCTAAAAGCCTTTAAAAAAATGTATAAAAATTCAGAAGAACAAAGAAAAATGTCAGATTTATGAGAATAAAAAATTTTTTAAATTATAATACTTTTGAAAAAGTATATGAAAAAAACGATAAACCAAGTCAAACAGTTCCTGACCAAACAATGTCTATTAGGGAATTATTAAAAAGATATGCAAGTGGTTTACCACTTGGAGGTAGTAAGGAACCTATTTATGAGGGAGAAGACGGCGATGGTATTGACCCTCGCAGACTCGATTTAGCAGAAAGGCAAGAACTTGAAATAGCTGCTCGTCAAGAACTTGCTGAAATCGAAGAGCGTTTAAAGAGCAAAAAAGTAGAAAAATCGAAAGCAAAGCTTTCGGAAGAACAGATTCAAGATATTGAATCACAAGATGTTGAAAACATCTAAAAACAGAGTAAAACGGCTGTGCAAACTTGTTTGCATGGCTGTTTTAATCAAGACAAGCGCAGCGCGTCAGAGATAAGCACTAATACTCTTGATATATTAGTGCTTATTGACACCAAAGAGTTATATTTGGAAAGTGAATTAGGTAGAAGGAGGTACGACGCACAACGAAATGAACAAAAACAAATAGACGATAGTGTCAAAAAAAAACAAAAAAAATAAAAAGTATGCCGTTATCACCAGACGCATGGGCAAGTATAGGAACAACCCTATTCAATACAGGCTCACAACTATATACAAATAGTCAAAATAGAAAAAACGCATTAGCAGATTGGAATAGACAAAATGCTTATAATAATCCAAAACAACAAATGCAAAGATATAAGGAGGCAGGATTAAATCCCAACCTTATATATAATCAACAAAATACAGCACAACCTGTAAGAAGTACAGATTATGTAGCACCACAAGCACCTGATTTTCAGGGTGTATTAGCAAAAAGTGCTCAAATTAAAATGGTTGACCAACAAACAAAAAATGCTGAATTGCAAAATGACCTTATAAACGCTCAAATTACTAAAATTAGAGCAGACGCTTTGTATGTAGCAAGTAATACTAAATTTAAAGATTTAGATGTAGAAAGATTAAGAGGAATGATGCCCGGTTTAGTAGAAGGAGTACAATTACGCAATGAGGCAATGAAAACTGAAATTGCAAATAAAGTTGCTGATACAAACAACAAAATATCTCAATTAGATTTACAAGGTTATCAAAAAGCTAAGTTATTAGGAGAAGTAGACAGATTATTTAGAACAAATGCATTTATAGAATTAAGTGAAAATAAAAAGTTAGCAGTTCAAAATGCTATTATACAATCTACAAAAGCAGCAACAAATCTTACTACAAAAAAATATGCAACAGAAGATTTTAACCAACAAAAGCTTTATGCAGAAATATTAAGAAGTTTAAGAACAAATTCAGATGTACCTGAAGATTTTACAGATAAGATATTAGGAATTATTAAAGGATTAATACCTAAATTTTAAGTAATGAGAATATATACACAAGATGAAATTATTAGATTAATTCGTTGGTATAACAATTCAGATATTAACGAAAAAAAGTTATTAAGACCATATATTGACCAAGCTATGGTAAAGTATTTTTCTAACAAAATAAAAACAAAAAAATGCGAAGACGAACATCATATCGCCGCTCATCTAGAAAGCGCGGTTATGGCAACAGACGTAAAGTAAGCCGCAGTTACTACGTATCACGTGGCGGAATCAGACTATAACAAAAGGGGGTTAGTCACCCCCATATTTTAATTCATTAAAAACAAAAAAACAAAAAAATGGGAAAAAATTTATTCAATTCTATTAAGTTACAAAGACCTAAAAAGAATGTCTTTGACCTCACGCATGACGTGAAAATGAGTGCAGATATGGGAAATCTCACACCAATACTTACATTAGAATGTGTTCCTGGAGACAAATTCGAATTAGGTTGCGAATCATTAATCAGGTTTGCACCAATGATTGCTCCTGTTATGCATAGAATGGATGTAAGTATGCATTATTTCTTTGTACCAAATCGTATTGTATGGTCAAATTGGGAAAAATTCATTACAGATGCAAATAGTGAAATTGCCGCTCCATATATGCCATTAAAAGATACCTACCATACAGAGTCACAAAAAAAGTTTATGGATTATATTGGTATTCCGCCAAATAATACATCAGTAGAAGCATTAATTAATCCATTACCATTAGCAGCTTATCAGTGCATATTTAACGAATATTATAGAGACCAAAATTTACAATTACCTATTGATTATAAACTAGTAGATGGAAATAACTTTTCAAATAGAGATGCATTATGTCAATTAAGAAAAAGAGCATGGGAACATGATTACTTCACAGCTTCATTACCTTTTGCTCAAAAAGGTGCTGCAGTAGATATTCCATTAGGTGCATTAGAAGGTGATGTATCAGTTGTTACAAATACACCCGGTGGTGTTACATTAACCGGTTCAACCAATCAAAATATACCTTATAAAGACGGATTTACACCAAGTCCAAATACTTTATTTGCAGATACAGAAGGTTTACAAGTTGAGCCAACAACTATTAATGATTTAAGACGTGCATTTAGATTGCAAGAATGGCTCGAGAAAAATGCTCGTGGAGGTACTCGTTATATTGAAAGTATTTTAACACATTTTGGTGTTAAATCTTCAGACAAACGTTTACAAAGACCCGAATATATCACAGGTGTTAAAAGTCCAGTTATTATTTCTGAAATTGTAAATACTACAGGTCAAACAGAAGGATTGCCACAAGGAAATATGTCAGGTCATGGTATGA